CTGACTGAGAGTGTTTGATTTAAGTGGACCGAAAACCACTACCAACTATGGCGTTGGCCGCCCTAGATAAAAGCTATCTAGTACTATTAATTCGATGCCCCACTCTGTGGCGCATCTTGCCAAGTTACCACCCTCTCGAAATCCCTCCTATTATAATAAATAGAAGATTGTCCGAGAACGGTGACAAGCTCGGCTAGTTGACTCCTAATAGCGACGGTTGAGTCATCAACTCTTTGCGTCGCATTTATCACTTCTGATGTTGAAGGTTTGACAACATCTTCGGTTTCGAGCACTCTATTTTTGGTGTCAAAAGCCTTCATCAGAGCCTCGTAGACTGGCCATACTAACGCTTCCGTTATCATGACCAAAAACCCACTTTCCGGAAACCTCTGATCCTCGCGGATCTTCGTTTCCAGAACCTCTCCAAACTGTTGGCGACACTGATCTCTCGCCGCCTGCGTCTGAAAGAGCTGACTCTGGGAGGCTATGGTTAGATCCATTAGCTTCTTCGGATCCGCCCACACCTTTGCGAAATATTTGTACTGGCTCGGGTCTTCTATCACGTAAGGCATTTTTGTTAGAAAATTTCGAACTGTTTCCAGCGAAATTCTCTGGATTTTTCTTTTTCTTACTGACAAACTTACTACTATTTAAACCTCTCCTAGCCCTTGCTATAGAATCGTGGATACTAATCGAATCGACGAATTCGTCAACAACATTTTCGAATTTCTCGACGTTCGGATCCCCGATTTCTATAATTCTCTCTCGCAAACCCTTAGTTACTACATTATTAACACGCATAACTACAGCCACGTGCTCCAGTGCGAGCGGTGAGAAACCTTCTTCGATGTGCACATTAGTAATTCTAACGTGTACCTTCCAAGGTTTACGCTTCGCATCTTCTGAAGCAACGAAATAGTTAGGTATTAACTTGAACCTAAATCTTTTTTCACATGCAGCAGACCGGAAAGTACCGAGAACCGCTTCATGTATTTTCTTTAACCTACTGTCTTCATAGGTAATAACTACACCTCCGGACACATTATCCGGTAACAGCCATTCACCAGAAACAACGATGCCAAGGATACCGACGTACTTATGGGAATCTAAAGAAACACCGTTAAGCAAGTCAATATCAGTGTAACTTTCGTTACCCTTGAGCTTCAGAATATTTCTGGTAGAGAGCGACACAGACCTTAATCTAGTTAAAGCCCTGGGTGCGAATTCTTCCAACTTCGTCAGATTTAGAAACTCTGTCAGTTTTGGAGGTTTCACAACCAAAGCCATCGTAATATAACGACTCAAATAACCTAATATCACTTAAGTATTTGTGAATACTTTTAAAACAATACGAACCATCACCGCTGCGAGGAAAATTTTCTCTCACGGCTTCACTCAACTGCTTAAAATATGCACAATTACTATAATTTTTTGTGACATCTGCCAAACTAGTTCTAAACTCTTGCATATGCTCTTTGTCACGAAGATGCTTTATGCCTAGTTTAGATACCAGTTTTACAGGGTCATAGTACACAATAGCGCCTCTATCATGATGTATGATATATCTACCACAGAAATAACCATACTTCTTTTTAAAAAGTTTGGCTTCGAAATTCCACATCAAATTTGCGTTAGCTTGAACATTGGAATAGTCGACGCCTTTGGGCATATAAATGACACTATCATCTCCGCAAAAGGCAGCTTTAAAGCATTTTTCAAGCGGAATTAGGGTTGCTAAACAAGCAGCCACAATAACTGTGTTACCGATAAAAGTCGTGACATCACCACTTTTTCTCTGGTACCACAGAGTTGTTTTAATTCCAGCTTGGAAATCTTTAAGAGTCGTACGGCGATGACCGCGCTCCCAAATATCTTTAAGATAGCCATCAAATCCAAGTCTTTTCCAAATTTCATATTCCACAGCACAGTGGAATTCTCCTTGAGATTTATCGTATTTCGATATATCCAGTTCGAGGATTTCCATCTCTTCCCTAGAATCGAGGGTCGAAAAGAAATCTTCTATCTGCTCAGGAGTCTTCCTTGTATAAAAAAGAAATTTGGAACTATCAATTCTATTGAGAAGCTGCCTTGTCAACTCAGAAAAAAGCGGACCAAAAATAGAATTGATTTTCTTAGAATGATAGACTATTGTTTGAAGCGCAGGATATTCGTGCATGATAGACGTGTCCAATTTTTGTTTTGGCTGTGCTTTAATCATATGCTTGTATTGTGATATATCAGGCATGTCAATATAATTAAAGTCAGCCAATTGCCCTACAGTTGATGCCTCTTGTTTTTCCAACCAGGTTTGCAACACTTCCCTCGAATAAAGCGAAGTTTGTGGACAGTCAAATTCATCTGGAAGGAAAACCGAAAAGAACCTGTCAACCACATACGATGCCATTTTCTCAATATCTATAGTACCTGACAAATCAGGAGCATTGAAATTCCTCTTAATCATTGCAATCAGATTCTCAAGTAAACAAGTTTGCCTTGGCATCTCTGCAGCAGTGCGGATTAATGGTGTCAGATAATTACCCTGTGGCTTAGGCATGGGCACTGATTTTGAAAAATCAAGCACACAATCTTTAACATTCAGAGAATTATCCGACAGATTAACTGTCACTGCATCATAATCATTAAGAAGGAAAGAATTACCAGGCAAGCAAGTATCATAGTATTCTTGCATATCTGATGGCGCTCCAGTTTTTGGTGTAGGGACAAATAGATTACTATTAAGAGAAATGGCATCGAACTGTAATTGCTATTGGACAGGCTCATGAACACTGTATATGTCCAATAAGAACTGGCTTACCCCTTTAAGATCATATATCTGTTTGACTACACTATCCATAGTGACGCTATAGTATTTCAACCATTTGGTATGTCTGGTCAGCGCCACTAGAACATGAGGTGAGCCAGAATTTGTAATCTCTAAAGGAGTTGCAGTTGCTCTTACTAATGACACAGTGTCATAAGTTTCACCCTGAATTTCGTGAACTGTGCTGACATTATCGTATCCTGATTTTTTAAGATAATCCTTGTCAGCTTGTGTGAAGGTTACAACTTTACCAGGAAGTTCAAAACTGGTTGCATTAAACCTTGCCTTTCCAGGTACAATAGTTGCGTCAACGGATCTTTCCACATCAGATGTACACATCACAGTCCTTTTGTACTTGTTGTTCAGGAAATGTGTTACATCTTTCGGACACCTAGTCGTCGTGGATCTATACTCAACATCGTCGACATGCAATTTCAAGAGATCTTCAGGGATGGAAAAATTCTTAACTCTGTTTATAAATGGGATCTGTTTGGTATCACCATAAATATAAACAGTAGTACAAAAAGACAGAGATATAATGAAATTAATGCAGCCAGGATGTAACATCAAACCTTCATCTATAAAAAGTCTTTTAAATTGCATAGGTTTGACATTCATCAGAAAAGAATCTGCAGTCCTGACATTATCCTTCGTCGCGATTGCGTGCGTCTTGTTCGCCCTTCTGCGAATCATTTCAGCAGCGTCTCTACCAGGAGTAATTATCAAATCTTGTGAGAAATCACACTTTTCAATAATCTCCTTGGTTTTCCCACAACCAGGAACGCCATCTACTAAGATAACTTGTGCATTGGGCTCTGGCGGTTCTCCGTTCACAAGAAGCTTGCGTAAGTTGCTCAATTTCTTGAGATCTGAAAAAACCTTTGTGTCAGTCGAGACGGCTACACGTAGCCATGACTGTTCGCACAATGGTTTTTCATCCTCAAACTTGAGCAGAACCACTTTGAAGTCGTTCTTGGTACGGACTACACCCCACGAATGATTGACTTCCGAGGGTCGAAGGATCCACTGGTTTGACCTCACATCGAATACGCCGACTTTCTCGGTTTTTGCTATGGACGCACCTGATGTATCCTTTAACAATTTCTTGAGATTTGAGACTGTCGCACTGAGCGAAGCCGAAAGGTAATCCAGGTAGTTTTTCATTTGCCTAACCTTTTTGGATCCCGTATACACGACGCTCATTTTTACGGGTTGGTCTAACAAATCAGCATTCATATTGTGAAAGTCATCAAGGTCCACAACTTCGCCTTCTTCATCTTTAAATTCGAATTCAGGTTTATGCCCAGTTAACCCATGGAGCGGTAACTCGTCTAAAGTTTCGATACGTGGCTCAGGTGCATTAACTCCAGGACCTTCAATAGCCTTAACAACGTTATCAGTAGTGACATCACCTGACGACAATGAGACTCCACTTCTGTTGTCTAAAACGGCAGCAATGATCTTGGCCACAGATCTCGGGTCAACTTCAGTCTCCTGACACAACCTTTGGAACTTACCTATATCGAATTTGACATTTTCAGATACGGGCGAGAATTCTTCGATTGCCTCATAGAGAGCTTCGGTAGACTCGAGTTCAGCAGAAATATCAACATGCTCTCTGTCTACAACACCCTTGAATTCTTTCAATATTCTGTCTTCAAATGAAACGTACAGATCCGGAACTTTTATTTCCAATTTGCCCTCGGCTGTGGAAATAAATCCGTGATTCTCCAAAACCGTCTTTGTATTAGGGAAGAGTGACAGAAAGGAATCCTTTAGATGGGTAGTTATCAACTCCCAAACAGAACCATCCTTCTTAATCTTCCCTTCTATTATAGAATCTTGAACCTCAGACAGTTTTGTTATGAGATAAAAGGTCATTGATAAACCTTTCAGCAATTTTTGGTCAATGTCCCATTCAGACCGAGCTGTAACACCATTAATGATTACTCGCGAACGAATTGATTCAACGAAAGACAAAACATTTTGGTATGTCAAGTTCTTACCTTGGTAGGTACGAATATGATTGAGCACCTTATATACAAAGTCCTCGGGTACCAAAACTTCTGTCTTCCGCAATCTTTTATCATTAATATTTGTGTTAAAAATAGGGACCAAGACCATACCTTGGAAATCCGGGAACCAGTAATTGACCACCGCCTTATCCTTAAACATACTTCTCTCAGCTTGCATCATAGCAAGCGTCTTCTTGTATTGCCATGAATCCTCCATTGCTTGGTAGAATTCATTTTCAGATACGCTCCTATGATACACAGATTTGTATAAGGTAAGTGTGTCAACCTTGGTAAACTTACAGAACCAAGTATCAACTCGTGTCACCAGAAATTCTTTCAGATAAACATATCTTGAATTAGCAGGAAAGAAACTCTTGCACACGTAGTTGATTATGTTATCGAGATTGTGCTCATAATTAAGAGTAGATTCGTTCTCGAAGAAAAAGCTTACTCTTTTCCCGTTTCTAACGAACCTCGCACCGATTTGTTTCAGACTGGCACTGTCGTAATCCAACAAAAGATATGGAGAGAAATGGAATGCCGCGTATAGAACGGATATATCTTTTCTCAAAAGGGCAGCGCCTAACTCAGAATACGGGATATCGTACAAACTGTGCAAGGAAATAGCGTAATTATTCTTCGTGCCAAACGAATGACTACAGTTCTGAAACAGCTCCGAGCATACAACCTCATCAGGAACAGATGCATACCTATTAAAGGCAGCCTGTTGGAACACAGGGAGAATCCTAGGCCCTCTCGGACCGTTAACATAAGCTCTTATACGCTCCCGATGTCCACTGTGACGAGCCGCGTCCCTGATATCTAAATCAGGGCAGCAACAGTGGACGTACGACCGGCCTTTAAACATATGCGCAGCAAAATCACCGCCGATGTCGTACGTCGGAACCCCGTACGGAACTAGAGTCATTAAATACTCCAATTCCAAGGTTCGAAGACCAGCAGCCAACGAGTGAACCGCGTTGACAGTGTTGGTAAAAACAATCTGAAATTCGGGATATGCTTCCTGAACGACAGATATATTGTCTTGCGGAATGACACGACTGAAATTGACTTTCGGCCGTTTGTCCTGTGCTTGCTGTTCCGCAACAGCATTATCGTACAACCTACGTCTAGCTAGGTCAGTAATGAAGACGTTGCGACCCGCAGCGGCTTCATTAAGTGCAAAGTTAGTAGAGTTTTGTAAGTGTGCCATGTTTTGTAAATTGTAATGTG